ATGCAAAAGCAAACGTTTGATCAAATAAAAGAAGTTAAAGAACGTATTGCACGTATGGAAAAAATGATAATAGGTGGTGCTATAGGTATAATTATTGCTTTAATATTAAATATGATACAATGAATTTAAGTCGTAACTTCACTCTCTCAGAGCTTACTAAAAGCGACACCGCTATACGTAGGGGTATTAATAATAATCCTAACGCAGAGCAGATAGAAAAATTAAAAGCATTGTGTGAAAATATTTTACAGCCGGTGCGAGATCACTTCGGCAGAGTTAAAATTACCAGCGGATACCGTAGCCCAGAATTATGTGCAGCAATAGGTAGCTCTGTAAATTCACAGCATGCCAAGGCCGAGGCCGCAGACTTCGAATGTGTTGGAGTTGATAACGCTGAACTTTTTGATTGGATAAAAAATAACCTCACGCCAGATCAGCTCATCCTCGAGTTCTACACTCCGGGTGAACCTAACTCGGGATGGATTCATTGCTCATGGATCCCGGACCAGCCAAGAGCATCTTTCTTACACGCTTATAAATCAGAAGGTAAAACTAAATACAAACCAATACTTGGTAAAGCAAAAGACATAGTCTAGATCCAGTCTTTTAATTCTTCACCCAACACTTCAGATGCAATATTTATTTTTTTACGTAAAGCTTCTACTATTTTTTCATCTACAGTGTCTTCACAAATCAAATCAATATAGGTTACATTTTTCTTTTGTCCTATTCTGTGTGCTCTATCTTCTGATTGTAGTCTTTTTTCTAAATCATAACCGTTAGAATAATAAATAACAGTATTAGCTTGTGTGAGTGTAATACCGTATCCTCCTGTTTGTGGAGTGCCTATTAAGAATCTACACTCAGGGTCTGTTTGAAATCTACGTATATTGTCTTGTCTTTCATCTTGAGGCGTGAGTCCATAATAATCAACCACGGATCCCGGACCATGCTCTTTTACTATATTCTGTATTATTTGATTTACATCTCTTTGGTAATTTGCCCAGATAATTGCTTTGCCCTCAGTTTCCTCTAATATATTCATGAGTTCTGTAATTCTATTGTTTGGTATAAGTTGAACACTACCATCGTCAGCTGTAAAATGACCACAAGTTATTTGATGTAGTCTCATAAGTTGAGTTAATACTGTCATTGTAGTCGTAACTTTACCATTCAACACAGCCATAGCTGCTTTTTTCATTTGGTCGTATATTTTTCTTTGATCATGTGTAAGAGCTATATGCCTTTTAGTAAAATTTTTAGGTGGTAAATCTAAACAATCTTCTTTTAACACTCTATCAGAAAATGTTTTTACAGTTTCTGACAGCTCACCTAAGTTTTTAAATTTATCAACAACTTGTATAGATCTGCCTCTTACATGCATTGTTTTCATCACTGCATATCTATTTCTAAAAGAATAATAAGAAGAGTGGTCTAAATGAAAAGGATCTAAAAAATAACATTGAGTATATAAATCTAAAGGATTTTTAGTTACAGGAGATCCTGTCATGATGCGTCTGTACTTAGCCATCTGTCCTAAATCAATTATATTTCTAGTTCTTTTAGCGGTTGGAGTTTTAATTGTAGTAGACTCGTCTATCGCCATTAAAGTTTTGTGAGAGTTTAAAAATCTTGTTGCATATTTAACGCCCTTGTCTGTAGACAAAGCTTCAACATTCATAATTAAAATATGTAAATCAGTCCCTGTTTTAAACAATTCATTTATAGCTTCTTCATATTTTTTTGTTATGTTTGGTTGCCATAAAACAGGAGTACAATTAATGTGATCTACCAAGTGTGTTGGTATTTCTTGTTCATACCAAGTTTTAATAACACCTTTTGGTGCAATAATTAAAGCACCATCAACTTTACCTTTATCGTAAAGCATAGCCAGATTATCTATTAGTACTTTTGTTTTACCTGTACCCATTTCCATAAAGTAGGCAAAGGTTTCTTTGTTCCACGATTTTTCTAACGCTGTTAATTGATGAGCGTAAGGTTTTGTTTTAAATTTATAATTCATATCTTCTTTCTATAAAAGCGGGTCAAGGGCGTATTAGAGATGGCGGTTAATTATTTTTTGTTAACCCAGAGTCTCAGGAATATACGCCTAGGAAGATCGTCATTCACTCCTTACCCAACGATAGTTTCCAATAAAAGTGACTAAAAATTATTATCTCTATCTATTGACAATATAGTCATCCTATATTATATGTCAAGTCATAATGTCAGAAAGTACGAAATACGAAAATTTAAAAGATAATCATGTGCCTATTGTTTATGTAATACAACATATTCCTGGAACACAAGCAGGTAATCCTAAAATAAATATTATGGGTGCAGCAAGTTATGGACAATTTAAATTTTTGTTACCAGAATTTTCTCAAATGATTTTTTCTCCTGGTCCTCTTATTTATAAATTAAGAGAAGGTTTAAAAAATTATAATGTAAAAGATTATTTATTACTTACGGGAGACCCTGCAATCATAGGTGTTGCATGTTCTATCGTGTCTGATATTACACATGGTAAATATAATGTATTAAAATGGGATAAACAAGAAAGAAAATATTATCCTATTGCTATTAATTTATACGAGAAAGGAGAAATAGATGGCGATTAAACAACAAATAAAGTTCAAAGATGAAATAAACTTTGAGGCAGATCAACAAGATGCAATAAAAAAGACTGGTAATATACAGTCACTTGCAGATCAAGTAGAAAGATTAGAGGGAGTGGCTTCTGAAATAGAAGACACAGAATCTAGATTAAAATTATTAAAAAAGAAAAGGGATCATATATCAGGTGAAATAATACCTACAATGATGTCTGAGATGGGTTTCGCAGAATTAAAAATGGATGACGGATCACATCTTAAAGTTTCAACGTCGTATCGTGCAACCATAACGGAAGCAAATAAAGAGGCGGCGTATAACTGGCTTCGTAACAATGGACTAGGAGATATTATTAAGAATGAGATCTCGGTGTCTTTTGGTCGTAACGAAGATAACAAGGCAGCAACTTATGCTGAACTTGCGAAGGGTCAAGGGTTCCAACCAACACAAAAGATGAAGGTAGAGCCCATGACTCTGAAAGCGTTAGTCCGTGAGCGTATTGAGGCAGGTAAAGAAATGCCAACGGAAATCTTCGGGGTATTCTCGGAGAATAAGACAACAATAAAAAGGAACAAGTAACATGAACCAAGTAGCAGAAAAAAAAGAAGGAGCACTGCAGACAAATTTATTTGAAGCAGATGCAAACCAAGGCGCTCAAAATATATCGCAAGAAGATCTTGCGTTGCCTTTCTTAAAAATTTTGGGCCAACTATCACCGGAGGTTAACAAACGTGATGGTAAATATGTCGAGGGCGCAGAGCCGGGTAAAATCATAAACACTGTGACCAATGACTTGTATGATACAATTGATATCATACCATGTCATTACAAAAGACAATACATTGAATGGCAAGACAGAGGTGCTAGTAGTGGCGCACCTGTTGCAATTCACGAGGCAGATAGTGATATCATAAGCCAAACGACTAGAGGTAAAGACTACAAAGATAGACTACCTAACGGTAACTATTTGGACAATACCGCTAATCATTTTGTATTAGTCCTTGGTAAAAGTCCACAGACAGCATTGATTTCTATGAAATCTACTCAACTTAAAGTTAGTAGAAAATGGAACTCTATGATGATGGGGATTAAATTGCAGGGTAAAAACGGTTTGTTTACTCCGCCTACTTACAGCCACATTTACAAACTATCAACTGTTCAGATGTCTAATGACAAAGGAACATGGTTTGGTTGGGATGTAGCAAAAGTTGGTCCTGTAAGTGATAAGTCTTCTTATGAGATGGCTAAATCATTTGCAATCAGCGTAGGTAAAGGCGAAGTAGAAACTAAACCAGAAAATCAAGAAGCTAAAAAAACTTCAATAGATTTATAATATCCTAGGTAGTGGGCGTCTAAGCGAGAGTGGCGACGCCCATGTTACGTATGTTAGAGAAATTTATAAATATATTTGAAGGTTTAGATAGGGCCTATGGAACTTTTGTAAAAGGTAAATCTACCGGAATAAAAGCAGAAGGACGTAGTAGCACTGTAAGAGAACCTTTGACAAAACAATTGTGGCAGGATCACTTAGACGGCAAGTATCCTTCAATAGGGGTAATGCCTCTAAAAGATGATGGCACTTGTAAGTGGGGAGCAATAGACATTGACTTACCAGAATTTGATTACGAAGACCTTTTAAAAACAATTAGAAAACTAAAACTACCTTTGATTATGTTCAGATCAAAGAGTGGTTGTGCACATGTTTACATGTTTATGAAAGACTTCACTAACGCAGTGCAGGTGCAAAAAGTTATGAAAAAATTTGCTGCTAAACTTGGTCTAGCAGATAAATTAGATAGGACGTATCCGTTACAAACAGAAATAGATCCAAAAGATACCGGGTCTTATTTAAATTTACCGTACTTTAATCATGAGGAGGGTAGTAGATATGCATGGAATGATGAGTTTGAAGCAGCATCTATAGAAGAATTTTTTGAGATGTATGAAAAATATGCTCAAGATAGTTTAGGAGAATATTTAGTTGACGAAAAAATTCCAAAGAAAAAAGAAAAAGCAAAAAATTTAGAAGACTTATACATACCCTGTATGAAAAATTGTTTGAAAAGAAATGACAATAAAATACCTGGGGACATAGGTCGAAACGATTATTTAATGCATTGTTTTACATGGGCTAAAAGAGCAGAAAAACATGCGAAAGAAATACCAGAGTTTTCAAACTTTGATGCAAAAGATTTATTAAAGTATTTTAATAAAAAAAGTATGGAAAGTCCTCTACCAGAGGACGAGATAGAGAAGACAATATTTAAATCAGAAAATACCGAATATAAATATCTTTGTAAAAGACCAAACATACAAAAAGATTGTGACCCTACAGCATGCAGATTTCATATTTGCGGCATTAACAAGGATGAAGCAGAAAAATTAGTAAGAGCTGAAGAATTGTTTGGAACTATAACAGAGTATACCAGTGAACCTCCTGTATTTTTTGATGTCGTTAAGGTCATTAAAGACTCTACTGATAATTTAAAACAAGTTCGTGTAGAATTTACTGGATCAGAAATTATTGATAAAAAATTATATTGTAACAAACTTTCAGACGCAGGTTATTTTCCTCCAAATGCTTTGTATCAAATGAAGTCAGATGACTTTAGGCAATGGCAATTACAAAGACTTACTAAAAGAAACATAGAAGAAGCGGAAGAGGAGACACAGAAGAAATATCAGTTTGAATCTTTAATTTATGATTTTGTAGAAAAAGCTACAGTCAGTTTAGAAAAACATAACATACAATGGGGCACTTGTTATTTAGATCAAAAACAAAAAACATTAGAGTTTAGAATAAAAGATTTAATGGACTATCTAGCATCTAAAAATGACAAGACGTCAGTCAGAAAAATATGTTTCGATCTTGCTAAGATAATGGACGCAAAAAGAAACAGAGGTGATTACACAGACAAAGTAAGTAAAAAAAGAGTTTCGTGTGTAACTTGGAAGTTTGCAGCGGACTCTAGTAAATTTGCAATAACAATAAACCAAACAGCAACAAAGCAATTAAAAAATGATAAAGATTAGAATAGCGGGACCACCAGGTACAGGTAAAACAACAAGACTCGTAAGAATATTTTACGAGTCTTTAGATAAATACTCTCCTGCGGATATGTTACTTATGTCTCATACTAAAACAGCTGCTAAAATTATCAGAGAAAAAATATTAGATCCTGAAACAATATTACAGTACCAAAAAGATACAGGCAAAGAAATATATCACAAAGTACAGAATGCAAAGAAAACTTTAGAGTATAATGTTTCTACTATACACTCGTATTGTAACGCCATAGCTAAACAAGTAACAAAAGGAATTGAATTTGATTTAGATGATTATGAGATAATGGCTCAGATGTATCCTTTGTTTAGTAAACATACGAGAAGTAAAAAATTTAAAGACATAGAATCTTTATTTAAGTTACATCCGTTTTTTAAATTTAACAGCTTTGCTAGAAATAACGGTATGAGTCCTATAGAATACTATTCTACTTTAGGCTTTGAAGAAAAAGATGATTATAAATACTACCCAGCAGAACTTCAAGAACTAGAAAAAAATTATCAAGAATTTAAAACTAATATAAAAGTAAATGAAAGAGCTGAGAACTTATTAGATTTTGACGACATGATAGAATATTTTTATAAAATAAAAGAAGCAAAACCAAAGTATGCTCACGTTAAAGTTTTAATTGTTGATGAAGCACAAGACTCCAGCGCTATTCAAAGAGAAGCTGAAAAAGCTTTATCATCAGGAGTAGATTATTTTTATAAAGCAGGAGACCCTGACCAATCCATATTTGAATTTTCAGGAGCTGACCCGGATGCTTTTCACAAAGAGTTTGCAAATCCTGAGATAGAATTAGAACAGGGATACAGGTGTCCACGTATTGTAAATGATTATTGTAAAAAAATTATAAAAGATGTTTGGGAACATTACGAGTATTCTAGAGTATGGGCACCATTAAAAGACAAAGAGACAGGAGAGATTATCGAAGGTGAAAAGTATATGTTGAGAGACTTAGAGCAGGACGAAAACGCAGGTGAACTAAAAAGACGTATATTAGAGACCAAGGAAGACTTTGTGTTTACGTACAGAGGCAATGATCCGATACTAACAATGAAGTATTTAATGAAGTTAGGTATCCCTTTTCAAATGCCATATAATGATCTACAAAAATTAAAAAGAAAGAAAATATTTGAAGACCCTTCAAGACAAATAAAGAATCAAAGGTTCTTTTTAGATTTAGCTAACGGTGAAAGTGTTGCTCTAAAAGAAATAAAACAAGTTTTAAAGTCAGTTAATCCTTACTATCTAGGTCCTAATTACAGCGCAGAGGCAGCAGAATCAATACCTAGAGGCAGTTACACTTTAGATTATTTAGTAGACGGTGGTTTTTTACAGCCTGGGGTAAAAGATATAAATGATTTTCAATTAATAAGTAACACACGTAGTATTTTTATGAAAAACTATATCAAAGATATTGTAGATAATAATAGGGACGTAGATAAGAAAAGAATTTTTGTAGAAAACATACACACAATAAAAGGAAAAGAATTTGACAACGTAGTGTTGGACTTAACTTTAACCAGAACAGAAGATTTATTTTCTAAAAAGAGAATGAAATATGTTGCATGTTCTAGAGCAAAGAAAACATTATGGTTAGTCAAGAGTAAAACTAAACTAACATTAGAAGGAGAGGAGGATAAAGATGACAAATAAAGATATATTTAAAGATGCGTTTCCACAAGACAAGCAAATTGGTGGGAATCATTATCGAAAAATGACCATACAGCCGTATGAGTTCATTGCAAAAAATGATCTTTCTTTTTTTCAAGGCAACGTAGTAAAATATGTATGCAGGTACAAGTTGAAAAACGGTATACAAGACTTAGAAAAGATTATACATTATTGCGAGTTGGAAATAAAAAAATTGAAAGATACTAAATGAGACCACCAGAGCCCTCAGAGATAGATATAAAAGATGGTGAAACAGTCGCGGTTGACTTAGAGACACATGATCCACAGCTAAAGACCCACGGATCAGGGGCCATAATAGGTAAAGGTAAAGTATGTGGTATTGCTTTAGCGTTTGGTGAGGAAAAATTATACATACCCATAAGGCACAGATACCCTGGACAAAATGAAGATCCTAAACTTACCTGGAAAGTTTTAAACAAAAAGATTTTTCAAAACGAAAAAATAAAAAAAGTATTTCATAATGCAATGTATGACGTCTGTTGGATTAGAGCAGAATCTGGACTTATGCCTAAAGGACCTTTGTTTGATACTATGGTTGCTGCATCTATTATAGATGAAAATAGAATGGGTAAAAAAAGATATACTTTAGATTCTTTAGCTAGAGATTATTTAAAAGAGAACAAATACAAAAACGATTTAGCAGAAAAAGCAAAAGACATAACAGATGATCCAATGTCTAACATGCATAAACTACCCTGGAATATGGTAAAAGATTATGCAGAGCAGGATGTAAGTTTAACTTTAAGGCTTTGGAATCTTTTTAAAAAAGAATTAAAAAAGCCAATAAATACAGGTGTTAACGACAAAAGTTTAGAAAACATATTTGATTTAGAAACAAGATTATTTCCTTGTCTTGTTGAGATGAGGTTTAGAGGTGTGAGAGTAGACGAGAAAAAAACAAAAAGTTTTGGTGAAGAATTATTAAAAGAGCAACAAAAAATATTAAAACAAATAAAAGACGATACTGGAGTTGACATACTTCTGTGGGCTGCAGATTCTTTTGAACCTTTGTTAAAACAACAGAAGATAACAGATTATAAAGTTACACCAAAGACCGGAAGACCAAGTATAACTAAATTATATTTAGAAACACACTCAAACAAATATTTAAAATTAATTGCAAAGGCTAGACAATTAAATAAATTACAAAATACTTTTGTAGGTAGTATTTTAAAATACTCACACAAAGGTAGAATACACGCTGACATAAATCAAATTAGATCAGATACAGGTGGGACAGTGACGGGTAGATTCTCAATGAGAAATCCTAACTTACAACAAATTCCTTCAAGGACAGAACAAGGTAGTAAGATAAGAGAACTGTTTATACCTGAAGAGAATTGTAAGTGGGCGTCGTTTGATTACAGCCAACAAGAGCCAAGACTTGTAGTGCACTATGCTTTAAAATTAAAAGATCAAGATATATCAGGTGCAAAAGACATGGCTAAGAGATACAAAGAAGAGCCAGACACAGACTTTCATGACATGGTTGCAGAGATGGCATCAATAACAAGAAAACAAGCTAAAACTATTAATTTAGGTTTGTTTTATGGCATGGGTAAAAACAAACTAGCTAGATCTTTAGAGTTAGAAGATGACGAGGCGAAAGATTTATTTGAACAGTACCACAGGGAGGTGCCTTTTGTAAGACAATTGGCGAACAGTTTACAGAAATACGCAGAAGAAAACAAGCAAATATATACGTTGGAAGATAGGTTTTGTCGTTTTAATAAATGGGAGCCTAGAGATAAATATTGGAACGCAGAAGAAGGTAGGTTTGTAGTTCAAAAATATAAAGATGACGAGAACGGAGTAAAACAGATTGTAGAAGAACAGGTGCCTATCTTAGATGGCATCGATGAAGCTAAAGATTATTACAAAGCAAACAGATCTTTAGAGCAACACAAACAAGATCCTTTTGCAGAAAACTTTGAAAATTTTTGTCAACCTGCTTTTACTTACAAAGCTTTAAACAGATTAATACAAGGTTCTGCGGCTGATATGACAAAAAAAGCAATGGTATTATTATTCGAAGAAGGTATTGTTCCTCACATACAAATACATGATGAGTTATGTTTTTCTATTGAGACAGAAGATCAAGCTAAAAAAATAAAACAAATCATGGAAGATGCTATAAAATTAGAAGTGCCTAACAAAGTGGACTATGAATCTGGACCAAATTGGGGTACAATTAAATGAGGATAAACTATGGCTTACTTAAATGGAAACATACCTGTAGAATATGCACAGATCAGGAGAGAATATTTATATGACCTTAAAAAACATCACGGAGAAGTCGAAGACTGTATTATCTTTGGCGTTACATGTATTACTGGGCGTGCTTTATTATTTCATGCAATCATGGAGAATGGTGCAATCTTTTATCGCCTCCCAATTACGGCGTTTATTCAACGTGGATTTAAGGTCACTGACGTCCCAAGGAGAAGACTTGATGAACTTCAGTTGTGGAACTCTTTTAGTTATTATCCTGCTATTACTAGTTGGGACATCTTAGAAGCACAATCAGGTAAGTACATCGGTAAAGATAAAAAATGGCATTGGGGTAGATATTTATTTACTGTTGACTTTGCGCATCCAGAGCCTAATATACTAGACACTGATCATTCTGAGATCCCGCACGAACATAAGTGCGCTCACATACTTGCCTTAAACGATGGCAACTATGCAGCACAACCCAACAACAGATTGATATGGGATATACCGTCATTTACGGTAAAAGACCAAATACCTGATTGGAAGGTTCAAACTAACTATTGGAACGTGGAAGATACACAAGAGTGGCGAACAGAAGACACTGATAATTTCTTTTACGAGATGGAGGAGAAAAAACATGATTAAGAAAATAAAAGATAAGGCTTCGCATTATTGGGCAAACCACAAGATTGAATCTCTTGTGTTTATAGTTTTAATCGCAGCTTTAATTATTAAATAATGAATTTAGTAGATTTATTAAAAAAAAATATAGTAATGGTGCCCGTGGTGGCCTCACTTGTTGTGGGAACATTCACGGGTGTCAGATATATTGTTAATCTAACTGATAGTATTAATACATCAGAACAACAAATAATAAATCTTGAAAGAGATCTTAAACAAGCACAGAAAAATATTAATGAAATAAATACAAGATTATCTTCTGCTGAAGCAACATGGCAGATGGCAGAAAATTTATATAGACAATTAGCAGATCAAGTCAGAGAACACGACTACGATATCAAAGATTTAAGTAGATAGGATTTATGAACCATGGAGATAGCCAGGATGAACTACATGTTTACAGCGATATTGATAGCTCTTCTTTGTGTTATGGCCATCTTTATGGAACCTGCATATCCTAGAAATGAGTATCTCAATGATGGTACTAATACTTGTAGTACTGGCTCTTTTGACATATCGGTCGAACAAAGAGAGTCTGAGTATTTCCATAGACACTATGATCCTACTAGTAATTATAGCAATCCTAATGATAGTCAAAGTTTAAGACTTACCTGGAGAAAATACTTAGGTTCAGCCTGCACGAAAGAATTTAGAGAAGTACAAACAGAAAATGCAAAATTAAAACAGCAATTAGAGTTGATGAAAATGTGTGGAAAAGTCAATAATAACCCCACTATTGCACGTAATCCTAACTTCGCATTGCTAGTACAAAAATGTTCTGGTATAATAATTCCTGAAAATAAGAAGCCTGAAGGCAGTCATTGGGACGATCTGAAAGATAATTATAAGAAAGAGAATCCTGAAATAAAACTAATGGGCGATAAGTTTATAGGACCAAATGAGTAATAAACCATTAAAAATTTCTGAGCAAGCTGCAGTGCAGATGCCTATGAAGACGGTTGCCTCACTGATCGCGATGGTAGCAATTGGAACCTGGGCATACTTTGGTCTTCACGAAACACTCAACAAGCACAGCACACAGATAGAATTGATGCAAAAAGACTTAGAACAAAACTCTGAGTTTAGAATAAAATACCCGCGTGGAGAACTTGGTCAGTCAAGTGGAGAAGCAGAACTTTTTATGTTGGTGGAGCATATCGCAGGATTATTAGAGGACATAGATGCAGAAGTAAAAAGCATGAGAAATAATGCAGTTAACATAGAATTCTTACAAGAAAGAACAAAGAAACTTACAGAAGATGTAGAAAAGTTAATTAGAAATGGAAGTGGGCACTGATGGTTGAGTTAGTTTTTGCACTTTTATTAATACAAGATCATAAAATTATAGAGCATCGTTATCACGAATCATTATCTAGTTGTATGAAAGCTAGACGTTATGCCATGAAGGACCGTAGTCCTACAGATAGAGTTGTATTTAAATGTCTGCAGTCTAAAGCAAACATAGAAGTATACATGGGAGAGAAAAAAATTCTTTCATTAATCCTTGACTAAGAAAAACAACAAGATTGCAAAAGAATTAAAGGATAGACGATACCATCAACGTGTGGTAAAGTCTAAGAAAGTATATGACAGGAAAATATATAAAACTACACGCAGAAATAGTGAACGGGAAATGTCCGACGTGTCATGAGTTGACAATATTAGTTGGACTTACACCAGAATTATTTAGATGTATAAGTTGCGGTGCAGATTTAGAGCAACATGTAAACGGTAAAATAAGTTATTTACCAGCTCTGACACAAACTACACCTCTGTCTACAATACAAAAATTATTTGGGTATGGCGAGGAAGTTTAAAGCATTTATAGAAAGAGATAAGCCTCGTAAACGTCCACGACGTCATACAAAAAAAGTAAATAAACACACTAAAAGACATAGTAAAAAATACAACCGACAAGGGCGTCCACAATAGTTGACAACTATCATATAATATCCTAGTCTCTAGGTATGAAAGAAAAAATAATAACAATAAAACCAAAAGGTATCTCACAAAAACAATGGGCTAGTTTTATATTAGAATTAAATCTTATGAAAAAAGCATGGAAGTCATACGGCGTTGATGTAGAGATAAAAGCTCCTGGTCTAAAAAATATAATTAAATGGGGGACAACAATAAACAATGACACAAAAAGAAATAGACGAACTGGCAATAAAGTGGAACAAGACGAAAGACCCGAAGTATAAAAAACTTTGGTACAAGAAAGTGGGAGAGGCAGCAAATGGAATTGATCGTACTCAACGATGGAGCTTATCAATTAGTTCCTGTAACAAAACAGATGATGGAACATATGTCTTTATTGGTAAACGAACTAGACTTGTTTGACTTGTGTGACATACTAAGATTGAAACTAACGACGTATCACGACTATCCTGTTAACGCTCACGTTATGAACGATGGCAGCGGTGACTTTTATGGTTGTATAATGAAATAAACCTACCCTGTATAGAGAGGGAAATAAATTAGGGTAGGTAATGGTGAGAAGATAATTCTCACTACCATAATTTAACTAACCTGTCAAACTTTGCTGGCTCACCTTCTTGTTTTTGCTCTGGATAACAGCCAAATTTTATATATATCTTATTATTGTTGACTTCTTCTCTACCTATTTCTTCAATCTTTGCGAGAGCCTGTACATAACCTGCAACCATACAGTCATAACCATCATCAAATTTTTCTGGCCATTGGTATGGAGGCATACAAGTCCCGGTGATTTGAGAACAAAGCAAAATTCCTAAGATAAATTTCATTGACAATCCTATATTATATATTATATAAATAATCTAATTATGAAAGGAAACACGCATGACAGACATGAGTAAATACAAAAATGTTTCTCTATCAAAAGAAACATACGCTGTTTTAGAAAAATTATCAAAGGTAATATTGCCCGATGGTAAGTTGTCAATATCTAAAACAATAGAAGTTATCACAAACGAGAAAGCGAGAAAACTAAATGGCAAAGTTAAAAGTAAAACAGGTTAAAAAATTTATTTGCGATACTTGCCACGGTAATGGGTATATCAGGGTTGCAACAGGTGATACATCAGAAGATTTTAGAAAAAATAGTGAAGTGCATCAATGTTGGGACTGTGACTCAGAAGGTGAGTTTTATGAAACAGTTGAGGTGCCAATGGTGCCAAAAGATCCCGAACCAGAAGGGAGTTTACATTAATGATATCTGAAACAGACATAGCTTTTATTGCAGGGTTGTTTGATGGTGAGGGTCACATACAATACAAACAATACATGAGAAAGAGAGCACATAACAAGAAAGCATACCCTACCTGGAGTATAAGAATGGAAATGGCCATGACAGATGAATCTGTTCTACGTTGGGTCCATGAAGTATTGGGTGTCGGGACTGTTGGTGAGAAAAGATATAAAACTGAGTATACTAAAGGTTGGAAAAAACAATGGCGTTGGAGATGCCAGTTTAGAGATGCGTACATGGTCGCGAGATTATTTTGGCCATACTCTCATGTGAAGATGGAAGGTATACAAAAGATTATTGATCACTACGGCGACCATAAAGTGATGAATGGTAATGTTGTAGATTTAGAAAAATATAAATTATTAATGAGTGCTGAATGAGTTTTTACCACGGACTAGGTATGTTTTTATTTGGTACGGGTGCCACGTTAATTGGTGCGATAATAGCTTATTATATAATAAATAAGGTAATGAAAGACGATGAAGAAGAGCGATAAATATAACTATGTAAGTGGTTCACAGAGCATGGACCAAGGATCACGGATCTATGATGTTGCAGGGTATAGACTTCCAAGTGTAACTACTGTATTAGGCAAGACCAAAGATCAAAAATTTTTACAAGATTGGATAGCAAAAAAAGGTGCAAAAGAAGCAGAACGAATCAAGAATTTATCTAGTAAGCGAGGGACTAGTATGCACAAATTCCTCGAGCACTATGTACTTGGCACTGGCTACAATGATCTTACAGGGCTCGGACAAGAGGCGAAAACCATGGCCCAAAAAATTATTGACGTGGGTCTTACACCTGTGGAAGAATATTATGGTTCGGAAGTTACGTTATATTATCCGGGTCTATACGCAGGTTCAACAGATCTTGTATGCTTACACAATGGCATGGAAACTGTTGTTGACTTTAAACAGGCCAATCGTCCAAAAAAGAAAGAATGGATTGAGGATTATTATTTGCAAATCGCAGCATACGCCATGGCGCACGACTACGTCCACAACTCTACAATACAAAAAGGAGTTATCATGGTATGCACGCCTGACCTATATTATCAAGAATTTGTCGTAACTGGGGCAGAATTAAGGCAATATAAACATAAGTTTCTTAAACGATTGGACATGTATCATGACCTAAAGTTTGATGAAAAAGAGCAAGCAAACATAAAAATGAAAGAGGAGGATTTTAATGAACGAAAGACTTAAAAATGTAATGATTGCTAGATACAATGCTATAATTGAAGATAGCAAGTATAAGATTAAATGTTATAGCGATCAAGAAATAATCATACCTGAGCATCCGGACATAACATTAGAAATAGATAAATTATTAGAAGCTATGTCTAACGCAGAAGAGAAGTTGGCGGTAATAGAGCTGCATTATGGCAAAAATGAGACAAGCAAAGCGATACTTTAAGTATCGGGAATGTATCGGGAATGTATCGGACCCGATACATAGCAAGTCAAAATTAGGGGTCAGATTAGAATTATTCTAATTTATGGACCATTTTTTAACATTTTCCCGATACATAGATCTTGTTTTCCGATACATAGAATGGCCTTCCGATACATGTCCCGATACATAAAACCCAGTATATATGCGGTCCCGATACACCCGATACACGTTTTTTATTTTTCAAAAATATTTTGACTCGGGAAGTTAAAATAGACTTCTATGTATCGGGAACCTGTAATATAAGTAATTATGCCTAAGAAAAGAAGAAAAGCTGTTGCCTTAACTCAAACTCCCGACATACCTTTTCCAAAAGTCCGAGTGGAGTGGATCGATTGTGTAAGCGATTCGGGCTGGGCTACTGAAAAAGAATTTGATAGAATGAAACTAGCTATGCCAGTAAATGAAGGTTGGTTGTATTCTAAAGATAAACATTCAATAAAATTATTTGCGTCTTATGATAAAGATGACGACGGTTTTAGTTTTGGAGATAGAACTATGATTCCTCGGGCTTGGGTAAAGAAGATTCAGAAGATTTAATTTCAGATGACTCACCCTCAACAGTCTTCGCGTTTAGAAGCGGTTCGTAGTCGGATAGAATTTGTTTCATTTTGTTTTCTAACTCTGCTTCTGATAGGTCCTCTAATTTTCCTGTTTTTATTATTTTACGGTCTATATATAATCCTGCTGCTTTGCCTCGGTTTGCTTCAGCATTTACAGCCGAAGAAAAACTCCCTTTTTTCAAAGCTGCTTCTCTTAGTCGAGCGAGCTCTGCAACGTGTCCCTCGTAAGTAACTTCGTGTTTTCTAACTCTTTCTTCTTTTAACTGTCCTATATATTTAACAACAAGAGGAGATTGCCTTGGGTTACAAAGTTCAGACCCTTCTTGTCTTGCACGTTTAGGTGAATAACCGGCAGCAACTGCTGCCTCTGTTTGTGTCATAGGACCGTCTGGTCCTCCGAATACTAAAAACTCAGCAAATCTTTGTTGCATTTCTGTTAATCTTTTTGGAACTCCCATATTGACTTTTTAAGGTAACTCTCCTATATTGTCAATCATGAAAGTGCACAGAGATTTTAAAGGAGAATTAGACTTAGAAGTGCGAATAGAACGTTTAACTAAACGTGTGAAAGATTTAGAGGATATAAATGATGGTCACCGTAAGTTAAATGGTGAGCTAAGAAAAGAAATACAATACTACAAAGAAAAATCATATGAAGGTGAAAAACATAAAAACTTATTGCAAGGTTATAAAACTGTGATAAATGATTTAACAAGTCAACTACGTAAAGCAGGTAAATAATGTTTGTAAAGCACCTGCAAGAATATCTAGACAAGTTTACAGAAGGGCCAAACGGTAGACGAGGTAACGCTGTAAGTCATGCCAGAATATATATTGCGATGCCTAGTGGTCACCTGGAAGAGATAAGACGTATTGAAGTTCACGAAAGTAATAAACCTGGTGATACTTCTTTACGTGTTGTTTTGAAACCAAACAAGGAAGAAAAACTAATATTACCGCCTGGTTACGTTAAAGATTATTAACATTTGTAAGCAGGAGTAACCTTGAAAATAGCATGGGCCCAGAGGCTAAATTATATCAAAAATTTAAGAAGAGATTACCTAAAATTTCCTGGATTAGACTTGAAAATAATAGCTTACTTGGTACTCCCGATCTATTGGGCTATAATACTTCTGGCCACTTTTTCACAGTAGAATTAAAAGTTACGAAGAGTAACAAGGTACGCTTTTCACCTCATCAAATTTCCTTCCATGTGAGACATCCTAACAATAGTTTCATCTGCATTGAGCACCTTGGTTCAGGGGCCGTGAAACTTTTCCGTGGTTCTCAGATCTTGGAGCTTGAAACTTGTGGCTTGTCGCTTGAAGCTTGCTGCTTGTCGCTTGATGCTTGTGGCTTGCTGTTTGAATCGCTTGGCGCTTGAGGCTTGTTGCTTGACGCTTGTTGCTTTAAGAATTCTTTTCGAGTCTTCTCCAGCTCTTTGTAATATTTAGGATGTTTAAAAGTCATTTTAATGTTTGCCGTAACTTATCACTTTTATAGCAGGATTCCAACACGCTCGACAATCTCCACACTTGCCACCCTGCTTAGGCGCAGGGCAGCTGGCGCCAGATTCTACAACCATTGAAGAGTTTGGCCAACTGTCGTTGCGCTGTCCCATCATTGGCGGTGAGAATCTTATGACTAAGTTTTTAGGTTTTCTGTCCAGGTGATCTTTAATCCACGCTTCACGGGTTGGCAGCCAGTGGCTAGTGTCCGGCGTTGCCCTGCAGATCTCATAAATTTTGTTAAGGTGCTCCAGGTCCTGAACGTCTCCGGCGTCGTGCCACCTAAACCATTTTTGACGTTTAATAATTGTAATCATTGCATCAGACCAAAGCGGGCTGCGCATTGCTTTTAATCTTCTATACTGTGCATCTTTAATTGCTTTGTATCTTGTGTAATTTCCTTTTAATGCATAACACATAGAACAGACAGAGCCTTTTATTTTTCTAAGCTTTGATCCTGTTTTACACTCCCACGCTGGCAGGCTGTAACTCAGGCCGGGCATCTTAGACGTTTTTGTAAATGAGTCTGTTATTTTAATTGCTTCTTTAACTTTCATACTTTCTCCTTTATTCTCCTATAACACATCCCGGGCTGCTTGTCAAGCTTGCGGCTTGGAGCTTGCGGCTTGAGGCTTTTGAAAAACTTCTCGCAGCTCTTCAGGTAAGAAGCCGGCAGCGTGCTATGGTCCCGCAAAAAATAATGCGTT